ATCAAGTCACCACTCCAGCAGGTGTGATGGAAGAACTTGAAAACTATCAAATTGCACACTTTAGACTTATATCAGACAGCAATTTTTTGCCTTATGGTAAATCTATGATTGAAGGTGCTCGCCGAGTATGGAAACAACTTAGTCTTATGGAAGACGCGATGTTGATACATCGTATTATGAGAGCTCCAGATAAGCGTGTATTTAAGATAGATATAGGAAATATCCCTCCGGCAGAGGTGGATACTTTCATGGAAAAGACTATTTCTAAGATGAAAAAAATCCCATATATAAATGAAAATACCGGGGATTATAACTTGAGATTTAATCTTGAGAACATGGTGGAGGATTTTTATTTACCTGTTCGTGGTAGCGATAGCGGCACCAGCATAGAACCACTTGGAGGGATGGAATTTACTGGAACCGAAGATATAGAATATTTGAGAAATAAAATGATGGCCGCACTGAAGATTCCGAAAGCATTTTTGGGATATGAGGAAGATTTGAGCGGAAAAGCAACTCTTGCATCCGAAGACGTGAGGTTTTCTCGCACGGTAAACAGAATTCAAAAAATTCTTACCTCCGAATTAACAAAAATTGCAGTCGTTCACTTATATTCACAGGGTTACACAGATGCTAACTTGGTTGACTTTTCATTAGAATTAACAAATCCATCTACTATCTTTGAAAAGGAGAAAATAGACATATGGGGTTCTAAAGTAAGTGTGGCCAAAGACATGATGGACAATAAACTCTTCTCAAAGGAGTGGATATACAAACAAATATTTAATATGTCCGATGACGACATTCTTAAATCCAAGAACGAAGTAATTGGAGACGTAAAACAACTCTGGAGATTCAAACAAATAGAAGAAGAAGGAAACGACCCAGCAGTATCTTTACAGCGAGTTAATGCCGATGGAGAATTAGAAGATGTCGCCGGGGGAGATTCTGATGGAGGTTCCTCCGGTGGAGGCGACTTCCTCGGCGGCGACGAAGGGGAAGAAGACGGAGAAGAAGGTGCTGAGGGCGAAGAGGGTGGTGGAGAAGAAGGCGCTGATGCAGAAGCCGGTGGCGATGAGGGAGATACTGACGCCGAGGCCGGTCCACCATTGACGGAAAAAGCAAAACCAAGAAAATCTCAAGCCGGAAATAAAGATGCAAGAGATTATCCGTTTGGAGAAGATCCGTTGGGCAGATTGGCGAATAATGAAAAGAGTAGAACTGACCCGATTAGGCACCGATTCTCGAAGGGAAGTCCTTTAGCGAGAGAGTCAAAAAATGTGCCGTTATTTAAACATTTTTATGAATTAGATAAAAACAATGTAAAAAAGTCTCTAATAAATGAAAATAAAGCGACGGGAAAAGATAAAAAGTCGTTATTGGATGAATCCAACATCCTAGACCAACCTGATTCAACAGGTAAATAATTAAGTATTTATTAGATTTTGATTAAACCAAATATATTTATAAAATAAGGTAAACTCGACAATATGCAAAAATCTAAACACTCGAAATTCAAAAATACCGGGATATTATTTGAATTGCTTACCCGTCAGGTTACTGCGGAAATACTCTCAAACAAAAAGGAGTCAAAAGCAAAGGACATCCTTTTCAAGTATTTCAAAGAGTCAACTGAGCTTGGAAAGGAATGGCAGCTTTACAATTTTATTGTAAATGAACAGTTTTTGGACGATAAAAAAGCGTCAAGAGCTTTGGATGTGGTGTTACGGTCAAGAGAAAAATTGGATAATAAGAAACTTTCAGCAGAAAAGTATAATCTAATAAAAGAAATAAAATCTTCGTATCCGATTGAAAGTTTTCTAAAATCTTCGATAAGAAATTATAAAGTTTATGCGTCCGCTTTTAAGGTGTTTGAGAGTCATGTAAGTTCAAACAGGTTTGACTTATCTGAGGTAATTCAAGCTAAAGATTTTTTGATAGAAAACTTGGTAAGGGTCAAGAACGCACCGGTGGTCAATAAAGAAGACGCTCTTATCGAAGAATACAAAAAACAGAGTGAGGATGTTAGGTTACTCGCCTACAAGTTTTTGGTGGAAAATTTAAACAAGAAATATAATTCATTTAATTCGGAACAAAAATCCATACTGAGGGAGTTTATAAACAATATCTCCAACACAAATTCTATAGCTCCATTCGTCTCGGCTGAAGCGAATAAATTAAAAACCGAACTCACAAAGATATGCGAAAGGGTGGATTCCAAAGTAACTAAGATTAAAATAAACGAAGTAATAAATCAACTTTCATCGTTAAATGTTCAGCGGGGAGTTAAGGACAGTCACATAATGCTTTTGTTAATGTCACATGAATTAATAAAAGAAATAAATTCTGTATTAAAATGAAAGACTTACAAAAATTAATAAATTCCCTCGTCAGAGAGGTTATAGAGGAAATGTCAACTACCGCAAGCGTTGCAGGGTATTCGACACCTTTTGCTTTTAGGAAATCAAAAGGGAAAAATAAGGCCACTGCCACCGCAGTAAAACTCGGATTTTCTGTGTGTGAGAAGGATTCCGAAACTGAGAATGAAGGCGAATTGCTCGCGGAAGATGTTCAGTTGGACGCATCGAAGGAGGTAAATGATTTCAAAAGAAGCCTGTCTACTGCTGAACTTCAGCTCTCCCAAAAATTTTCTGCTGCTTTAAAAGAAAAGTTGTTGGGCAAAAACATAGAAATACAGGGAAGCAAAGGATATGGTCAGTTTAAAACAAAGTATTCACTGAGAGTGGTGGATGTTTCTGTGGAAGACTGGTATGGAAAAAGTGATTATCAGTTAATTATAACCGGTGAAGATAAAAAACAATATTTCGTTGATGTTACTGTGCCTATCCGAGTTTTGGATAAGGAAACCGGAACAAAACCGCAACCGGCCCAGCCGGCTGCTGCTCCGTCACCGAAACCGGCTGCCGGCCAAGTTCCTGTTAAACCACAGGCAGCACCAGCAAGTGAATTAGACAAAGCAATATCTAAATAATATGAACGATTCATCAAATAAACCGTTACTTTTAGAGTGCATGCAGTTTTCTGTTAAGTCAAAGACTTTGACAGAAGGCGCGGAATCTGGTTCAAAAAAATTGATTGTGAGTGGAGTATTACAACGAGCGGAGGCGAAAAACCAAAACGGACGGGTTTATCCACTTGAAGTTCTTCAAAGAGAATCCAAAAAATACGAAGAAAATTTTGTAAAACAAAAACGGGCGATGGGCGAACTCGATCACCCAGAGAGCAGTGTAGTGAATCTTAAAAACGTATCTCACAATGTAGTTAGAATGTGGTGGGATGGGGCCGATTTAAATGGAGAAATTGAAATTTTGACTACTCCAAGTGGTAATATTTTAAGAGAACTCTTTAACTGTGGAATAACACTGGGAATCTCTAGCCGAGGACTCGGGTCAGTTAAAAAGGTAAATGAAAGCACTCTTGAAGTGGACGAAGATTTTGAACTTATTGCGTTCGACTTTGTGAGTAACCCATCTACTATTGGAGCATTTATGTTTCCAAACGGACAATTGCAAGAATCCACACTTGCCAATAAGGTTTTGAATCCTGTGGCAAATAAGTGGGTAAAGGTGGAAGAAATAGTTCACGACATTTTAAACGAAATACGTTAATGCCATCCAACGTTGACAGACTTTTATCAGAACAATCCTTGGAAATAATCTCAGGACTGATTTCTTCTGTATTAAAAGAAGAGGTCGATAATCCCGTTGTAAAAAATATTTCTGCTAAAGAAAATTTTGACGATTATGTATCCGACCCTAAAAACCAAGGAGAACCGTTTAATGACGACGAATTTTCAGTGGTCAAAAACTTGGATTCACAACCTTACAAAAAGACGAATACGGAACTCAGATTTAGTTCTACGGAGGTCATTAATAATAGAAATAAGGAGCTTGCGGTAGTTAAAAAACAAGGACGATATGTGGCATTCTTTTCTGTTAGGAAACCCACTGATGTTTCTACAACCGTAAATTTAGGTGACGTTTCCAAAGAAGACGAAGATGATGGTAGGGATGACATAATCATAAAGGTCAGTCGACCTTTCAGTAAAAACAATTCTTCTGGAGATCCTTCTCTTTTATACAATTTTATTAATTTCATAACAAAAGAATACGAAATATAATTATGAAGCATACATTTGGTATGAAAGAAGCTATGGAATCGGATATGGTTCCTCCGGATGACTGGGGAATACATGAGTGGGATTCTTTACATGAACTCGGGTTTGAATCGGATGGTAGGTTTAAAATGTGTTTTGAACACACCGATGAAGTCGAAGGAGAAGAAAAGACTTTGACCGTGGTTGTATATAAGAAAAAGGACGGTTGGTATTTAGAACACGAGAAAAATAAAAATAAACAACCGACTTTACGATTTAAGCAAAACGGTGCTTTAGTAAATAAGATCCACGACATTTTTGAAAATTTTTAACTATTTATAGACTGTATGATAAAATTAAAACGGATAGCCGAAGGAATTGTATCTAAAACCGAAGTTCCTGCACAGATTAGAACCGAAGAATTTAAAACAAGTTCTCCGGAGAGTAAGTTGTCCGTCGAACAGAAAAAGAAGTTATCTTCGATGGTTTCTGCGTTCAATGAATACGGCAAATCCATTTACAGAGAACGTGATATTGCAGAAGTTGCTGCTCACCTACACGAAATCGTTGAACTTGCTGAGGCCTATGCTTTAAATGAGTGTGGAGATTTTATCGAAGAATCCACGGTAAAACGAAACATGATGGAACTCAGAAAGTATAACGAAAGTTTTAATAAAATCGCAAAAGAATCCAAAGTGAGACAACATCAGTTAGAGGCTTTGTATGAGGATATGGGGCGGGTCTTAGAGAGATATTTTGACATCAATTAAAAGTCGTCTCAAACTTTTGGATTACACAATTTTGTAAAAAAAGCAATTTATTTTATCGTTTCGATAAATTATTACTATTTATATCCATAATACAACATTTTCCCATATGTTGTCGTCGGAGTTCAATTATCTTCTTGGAGTTCTAATAACTTCACAATAACAAAACTATATGAAATCATCACAATTATTTGAAGAAGCTATAGCTGATGCTAAAGCCGTCAGAGCTACTGCTCTTGCTAACGCAAAAAATTTATTAGAGGAAGCGTTTACCCCAAAATTAAAATCCATGTTGGGTGCTAAACTTAAAGAAGAACTTGGTGAAGATGACCTCGACGCGGGAGAAGTTGTTCCTGCTGCTGAAGATAACACGGGCGATGTCACCGTTACTTCAGAAGAAATTGATCAGATTTTGAAAGAATTGGATTCCGATATTAAGGAAGCAGACGGTGACGACGAAGAAGTTGTTCCTGATGCTCCTGCTGCCGATGTTGCCGCTGATGCTCCTGCTGCCGATGTGGCTCCCGCAGCTGCCGCAGCCGCTGATGCTGCTGCCGCTGTTCCGGCTGTTCCTGCTGCTCCAGCAGTTACCCCAGTAGAAGGATTGGGTGATGTAAAGACCGTAGAAGCTCCTGCTTTGGTCGTTGCCCCTGGACAGTTGCCTGGTGCTCCAGGTGCAGTTCCTCCGGTGGTTGCTCCAACAGCACCAGCAGACGTTGCTCCTGTTGCTGATGCTCCAGCAGACTCTGCCGTTGGTGATGTTCCTCCCGCAGATGATGCTGTCGAAGATGACGACGAGGAAATAAATTTGGATGAATTATTGGCCGAGTTGAATGGTTCGGAAGCAACCGTTCAACCTGTGGCTGAATCTAAGGTTGAACTCGAAGAGAAGAAGGAAGAAAAGAATGAAGAAAAGAATGAGGAAAAGAATGAAGATAAGGAACAGTTAGCTGAGGCGCTGAAGACTATCGAATTCTTGAGAGATCAACTGAATGAAGTTAATTTGTTGAATGCTAAATTGCTTTACACAAACAAGATATTTAAAGCACACGCATTGAATCAAGGTCAAAAAATGAAAATTATTGAGTCGTTCGACTTGGCTAAGTCCGTTCGTGAAGTCAAGCTCACATTCAATAATCTATCAGAAGCATTAAGTTTCGGTAAGGATAAGACTCCGGTCAAGAAACCTATTACCGAAGGCTTCGCGTCACAATCTACAGGAACAACTAAACCTGACGAGAAGATCGTCACGGTTCCAGTTAACGAATTGGCTTCGAGATTCCAAAAACTCGCTGGTCTTAAGAAGTAAACTTAAAACCCGTAAAAAACAAAAACTAATAAAAATATGGAAAATGTAAAGTCATTATTGACTGCTAACTCAAACCCGATGTCTCGTCTTCTTGAAGAGACTCGTCAACTCCAGTCCAAGTGGGATAAAACCGGCTTGCTCGAGGGTCTTGAAGGAACCGACAAAGCAAATATGTCAGTTCTTCTCGAAAACCAAGCTCAACAGCTTATTTCCGAGGCGACCCAGACTGGAACAAACAGCAACAGTGAACAATGGGCAGGCGTAGCTCTCCCACTCGTTCGTCGTGTGTTTTCCGAAATCGCTGCTAAGGAATTTGTAAGCGTTCAGCCAATGAACCTTCCTAGCGGACTTATATTCTACTTGGACTTCAAGTATGGAAATGCTCGTCCTGGCAAGACCGCTGGAGAGTCTCTCTTCGGTGGAACATTGAAGAAGCTCGGTTCGACCGATTCTGCTGTCAATGGTCTTTATGGCGCAGGTGAGTTCGGATATACTATCAACCCAACATCTTCTGTTATCACTGTAACGGATGCCGCATCCACATGGGCAGACGTTAACTATGATGCGGATTATTCTGCTTCCGTAGCAGCTGGCAAGTATAAGACCTTGACCTGGAACATCTCGACCAACGCAGCAAACTGGGACTTGAACGCTGTTCGCAGCTTCACCTTCACTTCTCAGTCGGTTGACTCGGCAGTTGTTGCTCGTTTCACCAAGGTTTATAACGCTGGAACAGCAGCTTCCCCTAACTACTACTTAACCGCAGTTGTTACGGCATCGGCTTGCACGGGTTCCGCTAACGCAATGGGTGTATCCGGAAGCAAACAGCCAACCGATTCTACTCGTGGCGACTTTGAAGACACAACCGGTGGAAATAGCATGTCTTCAATCGGTATTCCTGAGGTTAACCTCGAACTCAAGAGCGAACCTATCATTGCTAAGACACGTAAGTTGAAGGCCGTCTGGACCCCAGAACTCGCCCAAGACTTGAATGCTTATCACAGCATCGACGCAGAGGCTGAATTGACTGCCCTCTTGAGCGAATACGTTTCGATGGAAATTGACCTCGAAATCTTGGACATGCTGTTGACAGCTGCTCCTGGCGAAACAACCGAAGCTTGGAGTGCCAAGATCGGAACTGAGTTCACCAAGACTCTCGACGCAAATGGAAACGCCGTCTTCACACGTATTGAAGATTCCGCTGCTAACCGCACGGCTTACGTGAAGTCGACATGGTTCCAGACTCTTGGAAACAAGATTCAGCGCTCGAGCAACAAGATTCACCAATTGACCCTCCGTGGTGGTGCTAACTTCATGGTCGTAAGTCCAGATGTTGCTACTATCCTTGAGTCGATTCCTGGATTCGTTGTTGGAACCGATGGTGACAGTGCTAAGTTCGCAATGGGCGTAAGTAAGGTCGGTAGCTTCGCAAGTCGCTTCCAGGTCTACAAGAACCCATACATGGTTGAGAATCAGATCCTTCTCGGATTCCGTGGTTCTAACTTCCTCGAATCTGGTGCTGTTTACAGCCCATATGTTCCGCTCGTTCAGACACCTCTCGTGTATGACCCGGTCAACTTTACGCCACGTCGTGGTGTGATGACGCGCTATGCGAAGAAAGTTGTTCGCCCGGAATTTTATGGCAAGATTCTTATTGCAGACTTGAACTACGTCTAATCTTTAGAGATTAGTTAGAAAAACCCGACGAAGAAAATCGTCGGGTTTTTCGTGTCCAATTTCAATATTTCCGTAAAAGTCACTAATACTTATAGGCATATGATGTCACAAATAGAATGTTTAATTTGTAAAACTCTTTATAAAAAGATAACTCAAACCCATTTAAAGAAACATGGAATTTTACCAAATGAATATAAGAAAAAATTTGGGATAAAAACTACCAATTGTGAAGAACTGTTTTTTAAAGAACAATGTCGTGCAAGAAACAATCAATTTGAAAAAGTTGTGGCGGGATTAAATAAAGATGGGTTTAAATTGTTGACTCCTAAAGAGTCTTATTTAGGTGTACATTTCAAAAATGAATTGTTGTGTATGAAGTGTAATACAAAATTTTTTTGCAAGTTGGGAGACAAAAGAAAAATAATATGCAGACAATGTATTCCTTTCAAGAAACGGAGTGAATTTAAATTCACTTACGTAAATATTCTAGATGGGTTTTCGTTTTTAAAAGAAGAAATTGGAAATAAAATCAATGGAATCTATGTTATAAAGAACAATATTAATGGAAAATTTTACTTAGGAAGTTCGGATAATATAAGAAAACGTTGGTCGGAACATAAGAAAAAACTCAATAAAAATATTCATATAAACCCCAGACTTCAGAATGCTTGGAGTAAATACGGCGGCGAGAATTTTTCTTTTTACATAATAGAAGAGTGTGAAAAAGACGCCTTGTTGATCCGAGAACAGTTTTATTTGGATACGTTTAAACCTTATCTTCAAACCATCGGTTATAACATATGTGAGACGGCTTGTGGTGGGGATAATATAACTAATAATCCAAATAAAGATGCATTCATACAAAAAATGACAAATCTCTTTTCAGGAGAAAAAAATCCGATGTTCGGAAAAAAACATTCCTTAGATTCAAGAATCAAACAAAAAAATGCAGCAAAGGGACGATTTTCATTGAGGTGGTTTTGTGATAAATTTGGAGAACATGATGGTAAAATTAAATGGGAAGAGCGTAGAAATTTTCTTAAAAACAGAAAAATAAACTATTCATATTCTAATAAAAATAATGGAAAAATTTGTAAAAAACGCACAGATTTGGATAGGGTAAAAATGTCGGCAGGCAAATCAATAGTAAAAGAAAATAAAGAGGACATATTGAATGACATCAATCTAAATACAATGACCATCACGGAACTAAGTAAAAAGTATGGTGTATCATCAACGACATTAAAACGATTAAAAAAATATATGGGTCGGTGTGTTAACTATATATAATGTATGACGCCATTCAATATAACCGAATCAATACGAGAGAAATCTAAACAGGCTTTAAGGGACTGTATAAATCTTAAAAATAGGGCCCAGGAATACAATAAAAATTATTCTGACGAAATCACCGAAGGAACCAAGAAAAGACAACTTTTATTAACCGAAGGATTGGCCCGTGGATTAAAAGAAGAAGATATTGATTTCGGCCCCAACTTCATTCCTTCCGAGAAAACCCCCATTCTAAATTTTCTATTTTTTACGCTTAGGGATGAATTTGGCGGAGACATACAAGTTCTTAGAGAGAATTTTGACGTTGGTAAAGATAAAAAAGAATTAGAAGCTTATTACAACGAAGTCATAAGTAAGGGAACATTGGAAAACAAACTGGATAAATTTGAAGACAAGTCTTTGCCGGACGTGGGAAAATATATTTACGGAGAAGCGGACGTTGATACTTTCTATAAAATCAAGAAATTAAAGACCTTGGCAAGTAGAAACGACGATGCGGAAGCGTTTGCTGCATTTAAAATGGCAAAGAAACTCTGTGAAAAGTATAAGTTAGACTTCGATAAAATACCTGTTTAAATAATCAACAATTATGTCTCCGTGACATAAATGGGGTTTACAAAAACAACCGAGTCGTTTCCCTCTGAGGTTTAGGACGGCTTCCTTGAAAACGGAATCGGTCACAATCCTTCTATTAAAATAATCTTCGTAGAGTTTTACGACGGTGTTTCTGTCTCCGTCTTTTCCAATTATGAAAGGATTTCCAAATATAGAACCCCGGCCGATATAAACATCGTAACCACTTTTGTATTTATTTACTACAGTTGTTTTTGAACACATTTTTTACTTTTTTTATAAAGTTTCTTAATGCTCGTTTCCTAAATCCCGGAACGTCAAAATCATCTGAACAATGTTCTATAAGGTATTCTGTGGCCAATATTCCTTTATCAAATACAATTTTTGGAGGATAAATTTTGTTATCCAAAAACAACGCAAGTAACATTTGCCATTCGATGGCCGAGTCTTCGTTCCAAAACTTAGATTTCGGCATTTTTTTCAAAATTTTGTCCACGTTTGAAATAAAAATAGGCTGGCGGTCTTTAGGAATTTTTGTTCCATTTACAGTAAGCCAATTATTGTCTAATATTTCATCGTCATCTTTAGCGCATTTAGACAAAGTTAAGAAGTTATAATGGCTAGTTTGAGTGCCATCACCGTCATATATTCCATATCCAATCCATCCCATATTATTATCCTTTTATTTTCTGTCTCCCGGTGGAAGACTGTTTTCTTTTATTTCAAATACTCCGTTTCCTATGAATTTTTCTAAAGAGTTGTATCCAGAGTAACTTATACAACTGCTTATTCCTCCCCACAATTCATCCACCAATTCATTGAGCGGTCTGAGTTCTGCGTCGATTTTGTAAACCTTCCCCTCACTATGGCGTTTTTTTCCTCCGAAAAGTTCTTGTTGTTTTGAACTTGCTCCGCCCCAATACGTTCCGTCGTTTATTATGTGAGTTTCTGCTTCTTTTGCTTTTGAAAAGAATCCACCCATCATAACGAAATCCGCTCCCGCACCAAATGCTTTAGATGCATAGTTGCCGTTTTTTATTCCTCCATCGGCTATGATTTTAAAGTTATTTAGTTTTTTTCTGTCTAGGTATTCCCTACATTCAATGAGTTCGGTAATTTGTCCACGATTTACACCGGTTGCATCGGAGGTAGAACAAGCCGACCCGCATGCGATACCTACTCTAAAATAAACGTCATAAATTTCCTCACCCAATTCCTCGTATATTTCTATCCCTTCCTTTGAATGAATGTTTCCTATCACTAATTTGTGAATATTGGCTTCTTTTTTTAAACGTTCGATTACCGACTTTATTTGAGTTGATAAATACCCATTTGCACAATCTATAATCCAATTGGACGAGTAATCTTTCAATAAAGAGACTCTATCCCAATCATTTAATCCGATACTGACGTAAGAATTTGAGTAGTCGTGAGAGGTTGATTTGAATGTTTCTATTTGTGAATTTGCGTCACAAAATCTGTGAATTCCTACCGAAAGTCCAAGACTCGTCGCTTCTTTCACGAACGTCTTACCCACCACAGCAGACATTGGAGAGACAAATATTCTTCTTAAATCTTTCGGGATATCCGACCTACTTTTTAGATTTTCGTGGGCCGGCTGAGCAATTAAATTGCAATCATTATAGTAAATCGACTTTGTTTGAAGTATTTTAGGCATAATCGTTAAACGGTATATTCACAGATATACACATCAAATGGCCCGTTTTCGTATATATCGTATATCATACTCTCCACTATTTTCCAAGACCCTCCAGCCAACATACAACCCATGTTTTTTGGGAATCCTATTCTGCTCACCGGACGGGAGACGCAGTCGTTCCTCATTCCCAACAAAGCGGTATAAATCGATTCGTAATTGAGTTTACGTGAATCTTTTCCATAATAGTATTGGCCGTAAAGATTGT